CATCGTCTTGTCGACCCTTATAGAGACCTAGACGTTTACCCCATGCAGCTAGTCCGTGGCCATCCTTGATATCGTAGTCGATCATACGAGATACGATAAGAGTATCAACGACAGACAGACTAGGAATACAATCAGGGTCGACAAGACGATGTATGACAGGCACGTCAAAACCAAGACCATTGTGAAAGATAAACTTGCCTTCACTTTCGACAACATCTTTGCAGTACGCAAGGAACTTCTCCTTCTCTTCGTCGATGTGCGAGGGGTTCAGAAACTGCACCGTCTCACCAGTGTCCAAGTCCTTGGAGCAGATTACCCAGATGCGCGTAGGGTCTAACCCGTCAGTCTCGCAGTCCATGCTTACAAACTTCATCCCAAATCTCCTTCATCACCTTTTCGCTTAGACCATACTTACGGGCAAACCACCAACCTTTTCTTTCCCACCACTGTCCAAACGTCATTTCTTGTCGTCTCCTTTAGGATCAGATGCTTTAACCCACGGTTCCCTTGGCAGTGTCACCTTAACGACAACAGGGGTATTCGTAGAGAATGAGTGGGCTTCGTGTACCAGTGCTACTCTCCTATCAGTCACTACTATCATGTTTTTCCTTGAGGTATGCCAAGTTGTCTAGCACATACTGTAGGTCCAGTTGGTAGGCTGCACAGTGGATGCAGAACTCTAGGCCAAGCTTAGCCATAGAGTCAGCAGCCTTGTCGTCCATCGTGAAGGTGTATGTAGCACTGCCGTCTTCATGTTCTGTGGTTTTCTCTACTCCAATGTAGAATGGTTTTTCGTCACTCACCATCGTCGTCCTCCATAAAGATGTAGTAAGCACAGTCCTTGCTTGGTGTCGGTGCGAACATTGTCTGATAGGTTTCCCGTCCCGGTGTCTTACGCATACACGTTTGCTCCAGAGGACAGTCTCTGCTCATGCACCTTGCATAGTCGTAGGGTAGTGTCGTGTATCTCATGTCTTCTATCTCCACCCCATAATCCGGCACTTCGCGCAGTTCTTCCATGCGGGCCGGGTGACTGCCAGCTTGGCTTCTGCCCGTTCTGCCCGCCCATGTTCGTTGGCGGCAAGATCGCACAAGTTTCCATTCTTGGCCTCCAACTCGTCCGCATAAGCCTCGGCCTCTTTGGCGTCAGCACGGGCGGCTTCGAGTTGCTCGGTCAAGACTTCCAGCTTTCCGAACATATGGGCAGTGGTCGCAGCTTCACGTTCCAGCACGGTCTTGAGTCGCTTGATTAAGGCTTCGATGCGGTCGGCGGCAGCATTGCCTAATGTGGGCCAGCCTTTGCTGTTGCGTAGCTGTGCAATTAGTTCTTTGTCACTCATGCTTCATCTCCTTTGAACGCGGCGAGGGCGGCGCGGGCTTTGGCACCCATAAGATTTACAAGGCCACTTAAAGCATCCCGGCCGCACCCGATGACTAAGCTCTCAGGGTCAAGCGCGTCGATACTCTCCAACGCCTCCACCGCCTTACCAAGTCGTGCTTCCAGAAGAGCGTTCCGCTCTAAGCACTCTGCCAGCTTGGCCTCCAGATCACGCACAGCTTGCGTCCCGATCCTGTCACACGCAGCATAGGCGTCACGGTATTTCTCGCAGGTCGCCAGCTTAATCTCCCAACGACCCCACTGTTCCTCTGCGTGTCCTGCACGTCCCCATGCTTCGTCGCGTTCAGCCATCACGACCAGAAACTTTTCTTTCATTTTTTCATTAGCTTCAACAAGCCGATCAGAAACAGACGACTGCTCTTTGAGGGCTTGTTGGAGTTGCTCATTAGTCGCTGCAAGCAACTTCACCAGTTCTTCGTCACTCATCCCCGTGGCCTCCGCTGTTTGCTCTCGCGCCAATCCACTGTCCCGATCTGCACCACAATGCCGGGGTAGTCGCTGATGCGTACGCGGTCCCACCGCCCATCAATCGCCCATTCAGCACCACAGAGGTTAGGCTCTTTGTCATAGCCGAAAACTGCGCCATGCACATCCCGCACCACCCACTCGATCCAACCAGGCAGTAGATCGAGCAACCGATCCCATGCGATCACGTCTTGGGTCTTGGGCAGGGGGAGGGGGACGGTGCGGTAGACGCACCCAAAAGTCGGATGCGGTTGGGCTTCGTGCCACATCGCACCAGTCCAGTATTCAAACTCCCCACCCGCCTTCTCATGCTCATGCAGCGCAGCCTTCTCCTCGGCGGTCAGCAGGCCATACGGCACTCGGTTGTTGCTCATGTCGATGGTCATAATCTTCTCCCATTTCAAGGTGAGGTGAGGCCCACGACAGGCCCCACCGATTTCAATCAGAACGAATAGCTTCCGCCAATCGCGGCCCCGGTGTCACCGCCAGAAACCTTGGTGACGCTGCCGAAGATCCGCACAGCATCGTTCACCGCATGGCTCACGCCCACCGCAATCGCCGTCTCGCCGCCGAAGGTGCCGACGCCCATCGATACCGCAGTTGCGCCCTTACCCGTGGGTGCAGCCCCGGTCATGCCAGCCACAGCCATAGCCAGCGCGCCGGACTGATGTGCTACCTTAACGGTACGTGCCTCAGATGCTACTACCTGATTGCGGATCGCTACGTCACCAGCCTCACGTGCAGCAATCTCTGCTTCGATACGTGCAGTAAGTGCGAGGTCACCATCAGTACGGGCAGTAGTCTCATTAGCCAGAGCCACGTTGGTGTTGTTAAGCTGACCACCATTGACTGCCTGTTGAGAACCAGCGGCTACCAAACCATCACCGACACCAGTAATCTTGAGGCCATCGTTATAGATGCCCTTAGTGGATGTCTGTCCGTTGACTGTGAGGGTTCCGTTTGTACGGACATTCCCCGTGTCACCCGCTACACTGAACTTACCGCCTGCACCAGTGAGGTTATACGCAGAGTTGATGCTGCCCGTGCCAGTAGTTTGGATAGCTTGGCTGGTCGAGATCGTTTGGGTAGCAGTGATGTTCCCCTGTACCTGAACGCTGTCCATGATGCGGACGTTACCATTCCCGATGGGGTCGATGGTCAGTGTCTGCGTACTGCTCGTCACGATAGTGTTTGCAGTCACAGTTTGTGCCGATACTGCCGTGGTCATGGCAAGAAGGGCAACTAGAGTAAGTGTAAGTTTCATTGTAGTGCTTGTCCTTTCAAGACATTTAGTGGGTGGTGTTGTCGTTTACTCTGTAAGGTTAGACCCACCCCGATCCGAACCATAGCATGATACCATGAACGACAGCAACAGGGAAGAAGATGGCTCCTGCGATAAGGTAGCCCCACGCACCTGCTACAAGACACACCATAACATGTGTTAGCCAAGCTGCAAGTAGGGTAAGCGCGAAGGTTATAGCAAAGACTAGTTCAAAGATTTCTTCCATCAGAACCACTCCTTGCGGCCATCGGCGTAGTGAACGACACAGATTGTAGGTAGTACCATCACATGAATTTCTCCGAGAGGGTGAACGTCTCACTATCGAAGAACATCTGTCCTGCGTAGCCTGTGGAACCTGTCGGTCTATTTTTAACGACAAGAAGTTTTGTAGTGTTGCGGCTCTCCGCATCCTTAGCCATCTTGTCCCGCTCAAGTTTGATAACGACAGATGCTCGTTTACCAATCATGCGGCAGTCACGGATAGCCCCATCATCATTCTCATGGGCAATGGTCACGATCCCTACGTTAAGCTCAGCGGAGAGACGTGCAAGCTTGGTGGACAACTGACTCAGGAATTGCTCTACGCTTTCATCCCCTTGGCGACTATACGCAAGGTCTTGGATAGGTTCGAAGAAGATGTAGTGGACGCCACATGCCTCGGTGAGGAAACGGATACGCTCAAGGATTTCCAGAGGGTCTTCGTCAACACCCAGAGTAAACTGATACAGACGCTCATCCGCAGAGATCGTAGCGATAGCCTGATCCACCTCAGTCTGGTCCGTAATCAAGTCCTTACGGGTCACATTCTTCTTCAAGGAGTACGACGCAAGACCCAAGAGGGAACGCTTCTTAACCTCCTCCATGTGGCAGATGGCGATCTTAACATCATCTGTCGTTGTGAGCATGGAGTACTCCAAGTAGCGCATGAACTCTGTCTTACCGATACCCTCAGGGGCTTGGAACACTGTGAAGTGCCCACGCATGAGACCAAGGATCACATCATCAAGAGATTGAATACCCGTAGAGGTGTAACTACTATCATCATCGTCGTGGAGGATCGACAAGAATTGTTCTGTCGTATTGAAGATGTTGTCAGGGATATACTTACGCGCCTGCTGGAAGGCATTGCGATAGCTCTCCTTGGCACCCGCCTCAAGGAACTCATTGGCATCCTTATACTTGTCGTGAGGGATGGCGTAGACACGGTTGGGGAAGAGGTTAGCAAGCTTCTGCGCTACAGGCTCAGCCTTCATGTCGCTATCAAACGACACATAAATCTTCTCAAAGCTATCCAACCAATCGCGGCACTTCTCGAATAGCTTCTGGCTAGGCGTAGCAGAGGGCATAGAGACGCAAGGAACCTTATCCCCTAGCATCTGGTAGGCAGACATAGCGTCAAGCTCACCCTCGGTGATAACGACAGCCTTTGCACACCCTGCGTTGAACTTATCCATACCGAAGAGTTCATCACTCTTGAAGTTCTCCACACGGAAAGACTTAGGCAACGTCCTGAACTTCTTACCACCAGAGGGGTAGACGTACTCCTGACGGATGCTCTCACCATCAGCATTGACGTAGGTCTTCACGGAATAGAACTGCATAGTCTTGTCGCTGATCGAACGCATGGTGCGATAGACAGGCGTCAAGTACTCCTCAACAAGCCCAAGGGGCTGACGCGCTGACGCGCTATTAACGACAGATAGATTAGATGTATTGGTCGGTGTTTGCATGACGCTATTCTCCTTGTGTACCCATTCCGTAGGGTATTCATCATTGGCCCAATCAAACGTAGCGGACCTACTGGGATACCCCTTACCACATGAGTGACACTTACCGCAACCCTTCCCCTCGTTCCAACTGAACGCATCAGAGCTAGCGCAGTCTACGTAGGGGCACGGAAGTCTAGATTGGTTATTCTGCATCAGGTTACCTACGTTGTCCTATGGCTGAGCGTAGAGGGATACTAGAGATATACATATATACCCATCGCAGGGGCGATGCCCTAGCATACAAAGATTCTTCAATCCGTCAACTCCCTATTTGAATAGACGATAAAGAAAGTAGATCACTAGGTCAAACCGTGACAATACTGCAACAGTTAGTAGTACGCCTGCTATCTCTGACATGTCCATCGTCCTTGCTACCAGTTAGGTTCGTAGAGTTGACCCTTAGCTATCTTATCCTCTACCATTTGAAGCTCTAGCTCAAGGCTGGCCAGACGTTCATCCTCACCCAGCCATTCGGCCTCCTCTACGGCACGGCGTAGGTTACCTCTGGTGAACGACAAAGAAGTAAGATCAGCTTTGTACTGATGCTCTGATGCAGATTTCATTTGCCTTGTGCCTTTGTAGCTTCGAGAGTTGCTCGGCCTCTGGCCTGTGCGCTTAGGGCTTCCATCTCTATGCCTTCGATGATCTTACGCAGCCTCTCTTCGATGCTCTGGAAGTCTTCCTTAGCCTTGTCCAAAGCTTGTGAAGCGTCTACCAGACCGTCAGAGACAGCTTGAAAATCATCAAAATCCAACTGTGTAAACACACGATCAACATCCTTACGATTGTCATAAGCACGACAACCTGCCTGCTTCACATCAAAGAT